TGGGGTGCGCTCCTGCTTTTGAATGATCTCGTCCGCCACCTTGGCCCGTTGCTCCCACCATTCCGCCTCGCCCGTCCGGTAATCCCGGCCCTCTTGGCTATCGGCTTGTGTGGCAGCGTTGCGCGCAGCATGGGCTTTGCCTTGGGCGAAATCGCGCATGTCAATCGCCGCGTGATAGGCGCCGGTTTGGGCAGGCGTCATTTCCGCCATTGGCTTGCCCCCCTTTTGCTGCGCGGGATCAGCCGTGAACCCATAGCAGAGAGCAAACCTGCCGGCGGATGGGGTTCTTCTCCCGCTTTGCCTGCAGCTTCCCATGCTTCCCATCGCCCGTTGTATTCAGCCCATCCTGCATCCAGACTGGCCTTGTTCGGGAAGTTTTTGGCAGGGTCTGTTACTGTCTCATTTTTGAGACTATCCCCGACACTCGCGCCAGGGAATGGGAGCATGTCAGGGGAATTATCCCCGGTAATCCCCGATGCGCGGGGATACCGGGGAATTCCCCGATGACAATGTTCCCTATAGTGCATCGGGGATGGGGAATCCCCGATAATCCCCGATACCTTCCCCGATGCGTAGCTGAATAAGTCCATGTCACGCTGCCTCTTTCTGCTGTCTCATTTCTGAGAATTTGGTCCGATTTACCGTGTAGCCGTTGCGCTCGTTGCCCTTCTCATTGGTGAAAGGCTCATGCTGAAGGACGCCGTTCGCCTCCCATGCTTTGAGCAAAACCCCGGCTTGCTTTTCATTCAGGCTGCTGTGCTTCATCAGGACGTGGCCGGCCCAAAACGCGCCTTTCTTGTCCACCATCCAAAGCGCGCCAGCCCTGCCAGGCCCGGCTTCAATCTCGGCCATGATTTTGGTGATCTGGTCCCATTGCAGGCCGGCCCACGGGCTGGGCGCTTGCCAGGGCATACAGGCGGCGATCTGTTCGCCGTTCTCGATCTCATAGGCGGCTAGGCGCCACCATTCAGCTTCTTGCGTTGGGGCGTAATTGGACTTGGCACCGTCTATGCGGAAATGCCGCCGCCGTTCTTCCGGGTTGATGCCCAGCTTGTCGGCTTCCTCTTCCGTCATTGTGGTGAGCGTGAGCATCACCCGGACGGCCCCGGATATGGCCGATGCGCCGCGGACCCGGTCCATATCACCCGGGGCGCTGTTGCCCTTCCTATCGTGGTGAAGGATCACCACCGCGATATTCAGCCGCTTGGCTAAGCTCCGAAACGCCGCCACCACGGCCCGCATAGCCGTGTTGTCGTTCTCTTCCGCGTTATGCAGCTCGGCTAGGGGGTCGCAAAACAGGACATCGGCGTCAGTGCTGACGCAAAGCTCTTCTAGCTGCGCCATTGCGGCGGTCGGCGTAATCCGGCCCGTTGTCTGGTCGCGCTCAAACAGGGTTCCGACATCTTCCGGGCCGCACCGGATAATGTCTTGCATCAAGTCCGGATCGTGTCCGGACGCCTTTAAGGCTGCGCTGTAACGGCGCTGCTGTTCGTCTCTATCATCCTCGGTGTTATAGTTGACCACCTTTAAGGGGGCACTTGGGGCGAATTGGCCGATAGCTTGGCCGAGTGCCGCGTTGATTGTCCACCGCACCACGAGCGAGGACTTGCCGCCCGCGCCTTGGCCTGAAAGCACGGTGACGCTGCCCCGCATGAGATAGCCGGGGACCGCCCATGGCCGGCGCGGGATAGCTGCGGCATTGAACGCTGCCCGGTCCACCCATAACGGGCTTTTTCCGGCGCTTGGGGCGATGCGTTCCACCTGTATCATGTCCGGCTCGAAGTCCGGCTCTGCGCCCCAATGCTCAGGCGCTTCTGTCAGCGGCGGCGGCTCCTGGCGTGTCGGGGCGTATTCCTCCACCACTCGCCGGACCAAGCGCGGCGGGGCTTCACGCGGCTTGGCCATGCCAGCACGAAATGCCGCACCTAGGGTTTTCTGGGCTGCCGGGTAATCCTCGCAGCGTGACGCTATGCCAGCCAATGCGGACGCCAGCGCTTGAAGGGCCGGGCCCTCTGCCAATTCACCGGCTGCGACCAGCCCGCCGATCGAGAACGCCGCCCGGTTCAGCGTGTCATGCTTGCCGCCGTCCGGGGCGCTCAGGATGGCTTGGCATTCGTTGTCCAAGGCGGTCAGGCCGTAGCGCGTGCCGTCGCCGCTGGTGCGGGGCGCGGGCGCCGGACGCGGGTCTCGTACAGCTGCAGGCGCGGCGGGCGGGTCTATCAGGTCCAGCAGCCATGCCGGGGCGGGCATAGGCGCGGCGGCGTCGGCTATCTCGTAGTCTGGGGAAGGGGGCGCGATAATATACCCGCCGTTGCCGCGCACATCGACGCCGGGCGCCACGCGTGAAGCGCTGTTGCGGATGGTGCGGCCCTCCGGCCATTGGAAAAGCAAATGCTGCCCGCCAGATCGTGTCTTGTGCGTCCGCGTCAGGGGCAAGCGGTGCTGGTTTGCGGCAAGCCATTCCATGCCTTGCCCGCCATTCTTGACGTCGAGATCCACAACAAAGAACCCGGCACCTTGCCCGGTCGGCACGCCAATCATCGCCGCGCCGGGCGTGCTGAATTGCAGGCGGATTTCCGCCGGGTCGCGTGTGGCGTCATGGAAGCCGTGCTGCGTCACCGGGCGCTTGTCATGGCCGCAGGCAAAGACCGGCAGGCGCATTTCCTCGGCAAGCCATAGGGCGGACGCGGTGAGGCTCATTTCTTCGCGCCTTTGGCTTTGTGTGTCTCGAAATGCGCCGCGCGCTCCTCATCCTCGACAGGATCGGGCGCGCGGGTTTCTAGGTTGTGACGGCAGCGCGCGACCCAGGCGTCAATTTCTTCGGCGGTGGCGCGGGGTGTTTGTGGGGTCATCGCACCGCCCATCCCCATTCTTGCAGCAGCAGAACCGCGTCATCCTGTGAGCGCACCACCGCAACGTCGTGGCCCATGCGGCGCAGCATCGCGAGGCAGTCGTCTTGCGCGGCGCTGGTGCGGCCTTTCTCGGCCTTGACTTCAAGGAATGCGACGCGCTTGTCAGGCCCGACCAGCGTCAGGTCTGGCCAGCCGCTGATCATGCCTTCTGCCTTCAGCATTCTGCCGGCGATGACACTGCGCTTTCCGGCATTGGGTGAGTGGTGGCAGACCACGCCAGACAGGGCCAAGCGGCGCTTAATGGCGATCTGGATGGCACGCTCTGGCGCGGCGCGGGTCATGGTTCATCCCTCACATGCTGGTAACTGTCACCCTTGCGGATGCTGTAAATCACCTTCGGCGTGACGCCGTAATGCTGCGCCAGCACCGGCCCAGGAATTGGATTGACGCGGATTTCCCGGACGTCTTCATCGGTTAGCTTACGGGCGCGGTTGGGTAAAACCGTCATTTCCTCCCCTCCGCTTTACAAACAATGTCCTTGATTATCAGCGCCGGATGCAACCCCGCCCGCACATACGCCTGCGCCGTCACGCAGCTGCGATGCGCTTGATAGCCCAGCTCGCATTGCGTGCCATCGCTGGCGCATATCAAAAATGTCAGGATCATCATGCCCATCAGCCGCGCGCCCACATAGCGCCGCGATTTTTCAGCCATGTCGCAGGCGGCGGATTGGTCGGGTATTTGCCCGGCGTGGCGTAACACTCGGCATAATGCGCGGCGCAATATGGCGAGGCGCAGCCGTTCAAATTCGCGCGCACTGGTTCATCGCAGAAGCGCCACACTTCGGGCCGTTCATCGCCCCACATGGGAAACTTGCATTCCTTCCCCGAAAAGACCCGAGGCGGCGGCGTTTCCGCAACCGCCTCGGGCAAGTTTTCAACCGGGAGGGAGGCGACCCGGCGATCAACGGCGGAGGAAACGCCGGATATGGTGACGGGCCGGGATTGCCGAGGGGAAATGGCATCCCGACCCGCCGAAGGACGCGCTGGGGAAGATGCGCGCGGCCTTGTCTGTTTGGCGCGGCGCCCGGCTACAAGGCCAAGGAACTTCGCGCGGTATGAAATGGCATGTGTGGTGCGGCCCATGCGGGCGCCGATTTCGGCAGTAGTCAGAAACCCGCCATATACGGCGCGCAACGTCGCATCATCTGCCTCAGTCCAAGACTGAGACGCGGCAAGGTTAATCGGTGACCCACGCGACGGCAAGCGCAACCGATGCGCCCGGCCTATCACGCTGTTCTTGCTGATACCCATGCGCTCGCCGATCTCAGCGGTTGTGAAGCCTGCGTCCCAATCGGCGGTAAGCTGCGCGTCGCGCTCTTCTGTCCAAGGTGAAAAGCCTCTCATTGGCCGCGCGCCCTGTCTGAAGCCTGCCAAGCGCGGTCGCCAGCGCGGACCAGCGCATTACTGAGGCGCTTGCCAAATAGCCGCGCGATGTCCGACGCATCCCATAACCGGCGCGCGGTGAATTGGAGGAGGCGAACGCGGATCATTTACTTGGCCTCCATTCCAAAGCCTCGGCAAGCGCCAGGCGCTCCACCCGGCGGCGCAGCATGGCGCGTAGTTGAGCGTGATGCTTATATGGAACGCCTTGATAGCGCCAGTTGCAAACGGCGTTAGGACGGCAGCCCAGCGCTTCCGCCAGTTTTCGCGTGCCGCCTGCTAGGTGGATGATGTCTGAGACTGTCATGGTCGCAACCCTAACCGCATGGCGCAGGGCTTGTCAATCATAAAAAAAAGCACCGGGCATTTATTTTATGATTGACACGCGGCACGGCACGGCATAGGGTTATTCCATCGCAAGCCGAACATGAGGCACCCGCCATGCTCAAGCTACTCCCCACACAACCGCCCGAAGCGCCAGCCAAGCATGAGGCGCTGGTTAGTCTAGCGGGCTACCGCATTCGTCTGGAAAAGTGCCCGGATGACAGAAACGGCAACTGGCACGATGCTGCTACCACGGCATGGACTGCCATGTTGCAGATTGAACGCATGGTATCGCAGCTTCTCGACATCAGCGCCGCCGCGCCAAGTCAAGACGCATCCGAGGCGATTGACTACGCGATTAACGTGCTGGTTGAAAGCGCCGCCACCGTGACTGTCGAAGCCGATCGCCGCGCGGAAGATGACAGCCTGAACGGTAAATTTTATCGCGCGATTGATAATTGGAACATGCGCCGGGGTGCCGCACAATGACCAAGGAAGAAATTGCCGCCGTGCTGGCGGATCATAGTCGCTGGCTTCGCGGTGAAGGCGGAAACCGCGCCAACCTCACCGGCGCCCGCCTCGACCGCGCCAACCTCAACGGCGCCCGCCTCGACCGCGCCAACCTCAACGGCGCCCGCCTCGACCGCGCCAGCCTTGTCGGCGCCCGCCTTGACGGCGCCCGCCTCGACCGCGCCAGCCTTGTCGGCGCCCGCCTTGACGGCGCCAGCCTTGTCGGCGCCCGCCTTGACGGCGCCAGCCTTGTCGGCGCCAGCCTTGTCGGCGCCAGCCT